ACAGTTGACCGGGCGGCAGTGCTTCAATCGAGGTGCAGAACTGACCCCAGTTAGTGCCCCGAGTGCCGGCACTGACCGCGGCCCAGTGCAGTGCCAGCGGCCCGGATGCTGCATAGCATTCTGACCGCATGGCGCAATCGTCAGGGCACGAATCCCGCTCAGTAGTGCTAACGGGAATGGGCCCGGTTTTGACATTAGCCGATTTAAGGGAAAGATGGACCCGCATTATTTGCCCCCCTTACGCGCAGACACGCGGACCATATGGTAAGGATCGCCATGAGTAGTATGCGCAGCGATCAACTGATGCGAAGGGTCAAACCGGCGGGCTATCGTTTCCCAGTCAACCCGCTCACGCCCCGCCAACAATGACACAGTGGCGCGGTGCAGTGTGCCCTCGATTGCGGGCATGTTCGAGGAAATCAAAAATTCTTTGATGGTGTCCGCTTCGGCGGTCAGGTCCGCGGTCTGGGCTTTGATTTCGGCCAGGCGGTCAACAAGGCCAGCAAGGATTGAGGGGGTTTCGGATTTAGTCATGGTTTGTCCTTTTACGGTTACGGGTTACGGTTACGCGGGGCTTGCGCCCCGCTGGGTTAATTAGCCCCGCACAATTGCGGGCAGCTGCATAAGTACGATCAGTGCGAAGGTGCCCAGCACGCCGGAGACGATCGCGCCCAAAGCGATCAGCCAGTCCGGGGGCTCTTTGCGCTCATGGTTCAATTCGATATAGTGCCGGGTGTGCTTGCTCATAGTGCGGCCCCTCATGCGTCGAAGGTTTCATCAAGCACATAACCAGCAGCGCGGAGCGCAACCACTACAGACCGGGGCAATTCGAAAGCCCCGTCATAGTCAATCAATTCGAGTGGGCTACCCTGCACAGACTTGCCTGCAACAAAGCCACCAGCACTCGCTATAGGTGCATCGCATAGGGGCAAGAACCACAGGCCGCCCCCTTCAGAGCCGTCTTTGCGCTCCCAGTAGCCGTACAGGGCGGCAGTGTCGATGCCCACAATCCCCCGATCAGGGTTAACACCCCAAGGGTGCAAGATGATGTCGAATTTGTAGTCAGTCATGATGTCAGTCCTTACAGGTTACGGGTTACAGGGTGCAAGGCTTGCTCCCTGTTGACATTATAGGCACACCTTGACCCACTGGGTCAACAGTCAGGCAAAGCGCCTATATACAAAATCATCATAAAAACCCGCTGAATTATGCACCTAGGGTAAACCCTTAAAAAATGGATTTAAGGGGTCTACAGGCGCAGATCGATGAGGTGCTAACCCACTGGGTGCAACACACCCTCAAAACGCAACAGGGATCGATTTAGACCGCTTCCCGGGCTTATTCGATGTGGTGCGGGTTTGAGGGAATGCTTATTACCCAATGGGTTTGCCACTTTATGGGGGTGTGACAACTGCACTGGCCAGGGGGGTAAGGATTCTAGGATTCTGGAGAATCTGTGCCTTTTCAGAAAAGTCGAAAATTGGGGGGTCCCGTGCGGAGTGCACTTGACACACCCCCGCCCCAAAACACTCGTTTTGACCCAGTGGCTCGAGGTTTCGGGGCTTTTCCCTGACCCAGCGGGTCAATCCTGACCCAGCGGGTCAATCTAGCCCTGTGACAATGTGACGGGTTTCCGCAAACCCGGGAAACCCAGCGGGTGCCCCTTGATCCCCTTGGAACCCTGACCCAGCGGGTCAGGGTGCCGGGGTGCTGGGGCTATCCGGGCGCCCGCGGCCCGGGCCCCGCTGACCCCCGCGGCCGCCGGGGAGGGGGTGCCGGGGTGCCGGGGGGAGGGGGCCGGCGGGACCAACCGGTCCAGAACCAGCCCCCGCGAACCATTTTTTATTTTTTCAAAATCCCATGACCCAAGTGACCCAGTGGGTTCATTGCATCTTAAAAAGAACCATGCTAGTATCCGCAGCACTATGGAACAAGGGCATCCTCTACCCGTAGGCGCAGTTGTCGCACCTGCTACGTCTGCCGAGCAATCGCAGCAACTCGAGCAACTTAACCAACTCGAATTGCCCCAGTGGCTCTCTGTGCCTGACCCCAAGCCCCCTGCCTTATCGCCGGAGGCCAAGGCGTTGCTACAGACGCAGTACGAGCAGATGTTCGAGCGGGTCATTGAGCAGGTCTACCGCGGCCGCTCCCTGCGGTCCTTGCTCGAGGAGGACCATCGGTTCATCAGCTACGAGGACTTCCTGCGGTGGATCAAGCGTGATCCGATGCGCCATGAGCGGTTCAAGGAAGCGCAGGAGAGCAGGACCGAGTTCATCGCCGGCGAGATCCTCGAGATTGCCGACGCCGAGGACACGGTGGAGGACGTACAGCGGTCCAAGCTCAAGATCGACACTCGCAAGTGGCTCATGGGTGCGTGGAACAAGAAGAGGTATGGCGAGGTCAAGCAGGTCGAGGTGGCTGGATCGATCTCGATCACCGAGGCGCTCCAGCAGGCCCAGATGCGGATCGTTGAGGCTGAAGTAGTGGACGTAACCCCTCGACTGGAGGACTGATGCAGCGCCTGAGATACAGCCCCGACGAGGAGCAGCTGCTGATGACGCAGCTGTGGTCGCCCCAGATTGCCAACAACCCAGAGACGTTCGTCCTGTTCGCGTTCCCCTGGGGGCAGAAGAACACGCCACTCGAGCGGTTCAAGGGGCCGCGCAGATGGCAGCGTGAGGTGCTCCGTGAGATTGCCGACTTCATCCGGGACAACAAGGGCAGGCTGACCGGGGGTGAGCTGATCGAGGCGCTGCGCTCGGCGGTGTCCTCCGGCCGCGGGGTGGGTAAGTCAGCACTCGTGTCGTGGCTGATCCTGTGGATGCTGACCACTCGGATAGGCAGTTCCGTCGTCGTGTCGGCCAACAGCGAGACACAGTTGAGGACGGTTACTTGGGGTGAGTTGACTAAGTGGGCCACAATGAGCATCAACGCGCACTGGTGGGACCCGTCGGCCACTAAGCTGGCCCCGGCTGCCTGGCTGACGGACTTGGTTGAGAGGGATCTGAAGAAGGGCACCCGGTACTGGGGCGCTGAGGGTAAGCTGTGGAGCGAGGAGAACCCAGACGCCTACGCCGGTGTCCACAACATGGACGGCATGATGGTGATCTTCGACGAGGCCAGCGGCATCCCGGATTCGATCTGGTCCGTGGCCGCGGGGTTCTTTACCGAAAACATCTTGGATCGGTACTGGCTGGCGTTCTCCAACGGCCGGCGCAACACCGGGTACTTTTACGAGGCGGTGGACGGCAATAAGCGGGAGTTTTGGAGGAGTCGCAAGATCGACGCTCGCACGGTCGAGGGCACCGACAAGTCGATCTACGAGCAGATCATCGCCGAGTATGGTGAGGACAGCGATGAGGCCCGGGTCGAGGTCTATGGCGACTTCCCCAAGAGCGGAGATGACCAGTTCATCATGCCGTCAGTGGTCGATGACGCCATGAAACGGCCTAAGTACAAGGACATGAGCGCACCCGTGGTGCTTGGCGTCGATCCGGCCCGGGGTGGCATGGACTCAACAGTCATGGTGGTGCGCCAAGGGCGTGACATCGTGGCGATCCGGCGGTTCAAGGGTGACGACACCATGACCACAGTGGGTAACGTCATCGACGCCATCGAGGAGTTCAAGCCGACTTTGACGGTAATTGACGAGGGTGGGCTTGGATATGGGATACTTGACAGACTCAACGAGCAGAGGTACAAAGTCCGCGGGGTGAACTTTGGCTGGAAGGCCAAAAACCCGGTTATGTGGGGTAACAAACGGGCTGAAATGTGGGGTGCAATGCGGGAGTGGCTGAAAACAGCGGCCCTTCCCGCGGACAGACAGCTAAAAACTGACCTGACCGGCCCCATGAAGAAGCCCAACTCTGCCGGCACCATATTCTTGGAAGGGAAGAAGGAAATGAAGGCTCGAGGACTGTCATCGCCTGATGCGGCAGACGCCTTGGCCGTCACTTTTGCCTTCCCCGTGGCCCATCGGGAGTACAATTCCCGCACAGATGTCCGCAGATCCATGAATCAGGCGGGCGTTTCAACCAGTTGGATGGGGGCGTAATGGCTAAAAAAGGCGTGTCTCTAAGCGTTGGACGGGGCGAAAAGCTGCCCGTCAGCAAGGGCGCGGGCCTGACAGCCAAGGGCCGCGAGAAGTACAACGCAGCCACTGGCTCGAACCTCAAGGCGCCAGCACCCAACCCCAAGACCAAGGCAGATGCGGCGCGTAAAGCGTCATTTTGTGCCAGGATGTCTGCGGTGGCCGAAAAGGCCAAAGATGGCGAACGCGCTAAGGCATCACTCAAACGATGGAAGTGCTAAATGCCTCGCAATGCACTTGCCCCTGCGCCATCAAACGAGCTATCGCGCCCGTATTTTGGCAACCCAAATATTGCCGCGCAAGGGGCTAGAGCCAGGGCGTTGCGAGGCGGGTACGCGTCTCCTGAACAAGCCGCAGAGGTAGCTAAGACCGCGCTTGGGTTTACGCCCGTTGTCGGCGACATCATGTCGGGATACGATGC